TCCTAATGAATAAGCATCTAAAAAAGGTATGCATTTTTTTACGGTAGGATATTTTTTTGAGTCGGTCATATATGCTTTTAAATTTTTGTATTCTTTTGGTATAAAAAAAGATGCAGGCTTAGGATCAGGTATAAAACCTTTGAACGGGGTTATGAATTTAATTTTTTTATCTAACAAATTTATACTATGTTACAAGTTAATGATGCCTTAGGCTCATTAATTTCGATAACTTGATGATCAGTCTCTTTATCAAACCATATTGCATTTTGATCATTTAATACAATTTCTTTGTCGTTAATAATCCATTTAGACGAACCGTATAAATTTTTTACTATTACAGGATACTCATGCCTATGTTTTTTAAATGATACGGATTTTTTACCATTACCAAAATACAAATTGCAATTTATAAATCTTTTGAAATTATCTGATAAAATTTCTTGTATCAGCCATAAGTCTTTACATAAACCACCAACATTTGATAATATAAGAGTGTAACCTTCTTCATAACATTGAATACAATTCATTGAGTTTAGATAATCGTCATCATTAAAAAAACTCTGGTGTTTACTACCATCTTCATTAATAGCTTCTACGCTAGGCATATCATACAACGAGTATGTTTTTGGCCACCTTAATCTATCTAACAATCTATCTAAGATTTCTGACTCTGTAATAGATACCTTCAACTCTTTTAGAATTTTAGTAACTTTATCTTCTTCCATCTGGCTGTATGTCAAAACGTTGTGTTCCTAATCTCCATGCAGTACCTGCTGTGTTAGAAACTACGTTGACTGTAAACTCTCTCCCTCTACCTCTTAAACTTACAAAATCTGTTGTATCACTAAAACTTGTTGTTTTAGTAACTGCTGTGCTGTTATTTGGATAATTTTTAAATTCAAGCTTTGCGTTTAACACACCAGCTTGATCTTCAACATCAGGTATTAGTTTTGATACAAATGCAAAATCATCACCTTGGGCTATCTGAACAACACCTGATTTTACAAAAGCAGTAATAGCTTGACCATCACCGTCATTACCTGTTTCATGTAAAAACATTTGAGTAGCTCCATCAGTCAAACCTAGAATTACTTCATTGTTGGCCGTGGTCGTTGGTAAGTAATCAGATGCTACAGGATTATCATATACTTCTCTGTCAGTCCAAGTTGTTCTATCAAGCGTTCCTGTCCACCAAGTTTGCTCTAGATAATTATAAGCCACAATAGCATTAATTTGATCAGAGCCAGTTCTTGGGTAGAACCACATGATTTCATTGAACTCACCATTATGTCCTGCAAAAGCATTTTCTGCACCAGTTACATTAATATTGTTAAAAATAAATTGTTCTACAGTACAAGGTAGTTTTTTTACAGAACCATCGAATAAGAAGAATGAATCTTGTGACATCCAATAACTTACACCATTAATATCAACACCTGCGTGCATACCTATAATACCACAGTTTTGACCTAACTGTCTTAGACCAAATGTAAAAGGTGGTCCTATAAATTGTAAAGCGTGCAGTGATGTGTCTGTCCATACAAGTATCTGTCCTCTAGATCTCTCTGCGGCAACGATCCGTGAACCGTCGGCTATGCGCAAAGAACCTGCTGTATTTTCTGCTGTTGGTTGATATGTATTTCTATCTTCTTGACTAGAAAACCTTAGTAGTAAATCATCTTGTGTATTTGTTGTACCTATTGTTCCCTCAGTTCCCATAAATAAAATATGTCTATCTGGTGTTGAAACTAAACTTAATCTAGATGCTGTAGGTGCATTAGCTATGGCAGTTGCTCTTGTGGTTACACCATCGTCAGGATCCCATTCAAAAGCTCCGCCATTTAAGGCAGTAGCAATAAGCAGTTGACCAAAATTATCTAGTGACCATTGTCTTGCCTCTAATGTTACATTAGATGTAGATCTTGGTGTATTCCATGTAGATACACCATACTCGTCTGTGCCCCAACCAAAGGCGGGTAAAGAAAACTCAGGTCCAGGATTTATCTGATACTTCATGTTACCTGTGCCACCGCCTCCAGATGTAGATCCAGACGCTGTGCTAGTATGAGTTACAACATAAGCAGCAGTGTTTACAACTGAAGTAACCTCAAACTCTTTATTCATATCAAGTCCATCAATCGCACTAAATGAGTCAAAAGTAACAAAGCTGCCTTTTATACAACCGTGTCCTGAATCTGACACCACGACCGATGTAGTAGCGTTTGTAGTAAAAGGATTTGTTCTTGCTTGTGTTCTTCTTAGAGGAGTTATGTCGTATGCTAAACCCTCTGCAATTACATATAATTTTCTATCAGTGCCTACAGCATTATATCTTGTGCCGTCTAAGGCTACATAAGCGTGCTGATCTCTAGCTGCACCTACCAGAGTTTTGGCTATAAACTTCTCCCAACCCTTTATTTTTTGTGCAGATCCTTGAAAAAAACGCACCATATCACCATCAGTCCATTTACCCTGACCTGTATAATCAGTGACTTCTTTGTTGATACCTGGTGCGGGTCTAAAATTTACTAGGGGCATTTGTTCAATATACTATATTTATTTTACCAGATCAAAATTAAAAGCGACCGATATTCTTTCGTGATCACTTTGATTACAAGGCTGTACCGAGTGAGGTATTCTATCATCAAAGAACACAATATCTTGTTGTTTAGGCGAGTATTTTATTTCATCCCCATATATACAGGGTATTAAATGACTGAAAATTATAGGACATTTGTCACAACAAATTTTATGATAATATACCACTGAAAAACCGCCTGTTATATTATGTATGTGAGAAGCATTCCAATCGCTACCTTTATTTGCATTAAGCCAAAAACAATTTAAACGAGCCTGCACTCCTATCTCTGCTAACTTAGCTGTTGCAAAAAATATTAAATCATCAAACCCAAAACTTATATTGTTGCTTTGATATCCTCCGATATTAGATACTATTCTACCCGGATCATGTCTACGAATATAAGAAATTTGGTCCTCTAATACATCTAAATTACCACTATATTGTGCTACATATAAAGAATCTTTTCTAATTAAAAGTTCTTTCATTATTTTTTTTCAGCTAATAAACTACCTACATGACCCTTAAAAGCTCTGTTACCAAAATGTGTTAAAGGCATTGCCATATCTGCCCATATCTCACCGCCGCATTCTTGCCATAGTCTAGAGAAGTAATAGTCCTCTGATAGATACCTTTTTTGTGGTTCACCTTTAATAGCTTTTGTTAAATAAGGACCAACTGCAAATAAATCATAGCAATTGTCTGATTTGTAAGACTTACCATTAATTATTTGATCAGACTCATACTGTCTTTCAGGAAATTTATCCATCATAGTTTTAAAGACTTCTCTTTTTACTAGCATCATGCCTGTTGCTGCTTCATTAACTTTACAAAACCCGTCTTGCAGTTTGACATTCATTGGATCATCAAAATTCAGATTATATCCTAATGCCTTAATCTCTAATTCTTCTTCTGTAGCGTCAGGTTTTTCTCTCAATATTTTTGCCATTTTTTCAAAATGTATGTGTTTTCTAGGATATATACCACAAGCAACATCTTTATCAAATCTGACTAATCGATCTATGTTTTGCCATGTAAACCCTATGTCTGAATCAATAAAGAGTAAATGTGTTGCTACAAAATCTTGTGAGTCAAACATTTGTGATACGATTGTATTTCTAGCTCTAGTAATAAGACTTTCATTGCCTATTGTCTGAAATCTCATATGTACTCCAGCAGACAAAGACCATTGTTGTAAGTCTAAAATGCCATGCATTGTTGCCTCTGACAACATACCTCCGTACATAGGCATACCTACAAATATTTTAAAATTTTTATTTTTTATTTCTTTAGGATCTATCATCTGTCTTTCCTTTCATTAAATCTCTAAGTTACCTGACAAAGATATTCTTGTTGCTTTTGTTTTGAATGGAACACTATAGTGTTCAAGGTCATAAGGAAATATAAACATATCTCCATTTTCTGGTAGATAAGCAAGTCGGTCTATGCTTTTTAATTTGTTTTGAAATTGTGCTTTAAGGTCATTCTTAAAAACAATACCACCTGGGGTGTATTCATTACCTACGTTTTCACCTAGACTTTCTACACTCGGAACATCTAGGTAGATAACATATGATGCATCACAATTGCTGTGAAAGTGAGGTGGCCTCCATTCATTCTCTTTTTGAAAATTCACCCACATAGCTTGTATTTTAATATCATCAATAAGACCACAATCCCAATGTTCTTGGTATGCTTTCTTGTACATATCTAAATATATTTTTAATCTTGGTACAAACTTTGCTAATTGTTGATCATCGAACGTGTACTCATCCTCTAATTTAGATAAATCATGTGCAAAATAAGACTTTGCTTTTTTACATTCATTCAACAAATCATTTCTTAAATTTTCGTCAATACGTGTCTTTAACAGAAAAGGACCCCAGTAATAAAATTTGTAATTTAATTCCATTAAACTTTTCTACCATTCCATTCTGATACTAATAGGTAATTGAAAGCTAAACTAATCCTTAATGTTTCTTCTGCATTAACTTCTACGCTGTGCGGACGATCATCTTCAAAAATTATTATATCTGCAAATTCAGGTTTTACAGGTGTAACCTCTGAAAGATTACTAGAGTATAAATTTAAGTTTGAATTATTTTCTGTTAAGTACAATATGCCACTTAAATGTTTATTACAGCTATGCTCATGGGTATGCTTTTCTTGAAAGAATTCTTTTTCGTATATATTGGCCCATGACATAATTATATAACCATAAAAATATTTTCCATTTAAATGCATATAATTTTCTATATGACCAAGTATGTTCATTTTTGTGTTTAACATTTCTTTTTCATTAAGAATATTATCGGTAACATTTAAAGATGTCCTAATTTTACAGTTCCAACTTTGTTCTGTGTAATTTTTATTTTCTTTATTTATGAAATTAAAAGATTCTTTGCACACATTATTGTCTATTTTTGAATGATAATACTTTTCTGTGTAAAAAGTTTTTATCACTTTGCGTTTTTGTAACCGATATTAGTACGCCCGTCGTATGCATGTTCTGGGTAGTGTAATCCTTCACTATCAATGTAATGTAAGAAAGCTTGTGCGCAGTGATCACCAATAAATTTATTTCTCCAATGTATTAGCTTTTCTCCCATATAAACTATTCCGTCGCCTGGATTTAAAGAGATTTCGTTTTTCATTTTATATCCATTATCTAAATTATTATCCTTATTAAACTCGCCAAAATATATAGGCCATGGATCTCCACCAAAATTAATTGTAACAGAGTATTCACAAGCTGGTCTATCTGTATGTGGTTTTAGAATTTCACCTTTTGTATATACACGACAGTATGAATAAGTAGGGCAAAGTTTCTTTTGTGTAATAAAAGACATTTTTTCTAATAGCGTAGATGACAATGTTTCAATGGCAATATCTCCATAGCAATATCTTATATACGTATCAAAGCCTGGTTTAAATTGTTGATCAAAATCAACATTTGTACATGATTTTATTATTAAATAATTATAAATAAAACTAGATAAATCTGGTGAAACTAATCCAGGTATATGTGCATAGCTATTTTCTTTAAAATAATCTACTGGGTCCATATTATTAAAACTCTTCTCTCTCCCCTTGTAATGGGTGATACTTTGTGTGGGTACATAAAATTAGATGGAAATGCAACTACGTCTCCCTTATCTAGTTTTACGCCTTTTTCATTGTTTTGTACAAAAAGCTCTCCGCCATCATAGTCATTAACAGAATTTAAACCCACTAATATAGTCAATACTCTTGGATGTTCTTTCATATAATCAGTGTGATAATCGTAATGACCTTTCATTTTTGAGTCATAATAAAGGAACTGAAAAACACTTTCTTTACTTGTATAAAAATCACAAACATTTTTTTGATATTCTTTATTTATTAACGCAGTAAATCTTTGTAAATCATTGTAAATAATTCTATTGGACACTGATGTTCCAATATCTTCTTCTTCAAAACCTTTGACTTTAACTGATCTGACACCTAAATCTTCACCAGTCGCTATGGCACCATTTGACCATGAGTCTATATAATTATAAACTTGTTCATTAATTAATTTTATAAGGGGTTCTTTCATCACATTTTTCATTGTGATGGAATATTCTAATACGTCTTTTTTAAGATTAAGCACTAAGTACGTTATTTTTTGCTGTGGTCGCAGAAGCTTTTGCTGCTGTGTCTGCTGCAGCTACATCTGCATCATAAGTCTCTGATGAAGCATCAAGATTAGCTAAAGCATTATCATACTCTGTTTGATATGTAGTTTCATAAGTCTTTTCACCGTTCCAACGAGTTACCATTGTGTTAGCCCATGCAGGTAAACCACTTGCATCAGCTATTGTTAAGTTTTGTGCTGTTCCAACATACTCTAAATGTCCTGTATTTGTTGAAGCATTATACTGTAATGCATGAACGTCTGATGGAATTATGTCACTAGCAGTTATATTTAAATATCCAGAGCCATCTATTATAACGTCAGCTTCAGTATCTCCAGAATATTCTCTTGGTCCATTATTTGGATTAGCTGAGTTTATAGCAGCATCATTTACAATACTTAGTCTATTATTTATTGTTACGGTGTTTATTGTTATTGCCATTTTTTTTAACTACCTTTTTAGTTTCTTTCTTCTTTTTAACATTTTTTTTATTCTGAAGCAACTGCATATCTTCTTCCATATCTTCGCCATTTGCTAAAGCGTCTTGACCGTGTGCTATTTTACTCCAAAAACTACCGACTGGGTTCTGTTTTTGCTCATCTTCTTTATTTTTTTTATCTACTAAAGCTAAAGTAACCATATTAGCTTTTACCATTTCATTTCTAAAAGACTCAACTGCAGCATTAGTTTGCACTTGTTTGCCTGTATTTTCTACTAAAAGTAAGGGTATCCATGCTATGGAACATCCCCACTCTTGCACATTAGTTCCGTTTTGTGGGTTTTTACCTTGAAGCATATTATACCAAACACATTGGTGTTTGATGCACTTTTTATTTAAAAGAGGACATTTACCATCGGGGTCGAATATTGGCATTTGTTAGGATATTATACTAACTTTTCGAACAAGCAATAACATTTGCAAATTTTAATTCCATATCAGGAATAGTCAAAGCTGTTGTTGTTGAGGCACTACCTGCCACAGTAAGACTACCTGAGATTGGGTGAGTATGTGATCCACCGCCACCTGTAGCATTCAATGTAGTTGTTGCAGCTGTAAACTGGTTATCATCTCTAGTTCCAATACCTGCACTACCACCAACAACAGGGTGTGCATGACTAGCTAATACTGGAGTAGATAAAGTAGTGTCACCAACAGCTAAAGTTCCTGCACTTGCTGACGCGCTGTCTATGTTATTGAAAGTAATAGGACCAGAAGGAGTTGCTTTAGATGCAGGAAAAACTGTAGCAAAAGCGTCACCACTATTTGTACCGCCTCCAGATCCTGTCACAACTTGTAATGTGGTTGTGTTAATTGATGCGTCTGTGTTCTGTGTCCATCCTGTAGGAGCAGAACCTTGGAAGAATAATGCTTGTGATCCTGCAGGTATACTAGAAACACCGGTAAGTGCAGCTCCATTACCTGAATATGCAGTAGCATTAATAGTACCATTGGCTGCTGTTATGACTGTGCTGTCCACTGTTAAAGAATTTTTAATACTTAAATCACCAAGAGAATTAGCAAACAAATCTACCATTTTATTATCGCCTCTGTTATAGGCAATAGTATGAGAGCCTTGCACTAATTCTATTGCATTAGCGGCGTGACCAGTAGCAACAACTTTCAGAGTATGTGAACCACTTGTGTTGTTAAAAAAAATATAGTTTGATTCAACTGCAGGTAAAAATACATGTATGTTCCCTGTCAAAGCTCCCGTAAATTCTATTACCTTATTGGATGCTTCAGCAGAAGGATCTGAGTTTGCTGTAGTTAAAGTAACGTTAGCTGAACCTGCAACGCTTTTAGCTAAGTAACCATTTGTAAAAGCATCAATAACATTTAAATTATTATTTGTATTCGTACCCCATGTGCCTGAGTTAGCACCGGTGACTTGTAGTTCTAATTTATATCTATCTGAATAAGTGCTTGACATTTTTTAATCCTTTGTTGCTATTATACTATCTGTGAATTTTAAGTCCATATTTGGAACACTTGCAGAAACAGGTGCGTTTAATGTTCCGCTTAATCCTACACCCGATATAGTGTGTGAGTGACTTCCACCACTACCAGCACTACCTGATGTTGCACCTGTAGGTGACAATCTTGTTACCACACTAGGGTTTTGTGATCTGTTAGTACATTGTGGTGTTGTACCTCCGCCACCTGCACTCGCAGTATGAGTGTGGCTAGGTATAGTAGGAGTTGAAAGTGTTGTAGCTCCAGCAGCAAGTGAACTTGTTAAAGAAAGACTGCTTATATCAATAGGGGCAGATGCGGCTGACGCAGCTTTAGATCCTGAAAAAACACTACTAAATGTATCTGCACCACCTGTGCCTCCACCAGTACCATTTACTACTTGTAAACAACACTCAGTCAATGTTGAGGTAGTATCTGTTGTAAATCCTGTTGGTGCTGATGTTTGAACAAATGTTGCTTTAGTACCTGCCGGAAACTCTTGAACACCTGACAATCCTGATCCATCTCCTTTTAATGTTGTAGCAGCAACAACGCCGTTAGCATTTAATGTAACGTCATCACCAATTTGAATTTTGCCTTTTGCAGATAAATTACCAAATGAATTAGCAAATAAATCAACCATTCTATCACTTTTATTATACATAATCGTATGCGCGCCTTGAACAATTGCAACACCATTAGATGCGTGACCAGTTGGAGCTACTGTAAGTGTATGAGATCCGCTTGTATTATTAAAAAATATATAGTTTGATTCGACTGCAGGCACAAAAACTGTAATAGATCCTGTTAGAGCTCCAGTAAATTCTATTACCTTGTTAGCAGCTTCTGAATTAGGGTCTGCATTAGCGGTAGATAAAGTAATATTAGCAGATCCCGCCACGGATTTTGATAAGTAACCTGCATTAAAAGCATCTACTGATTGTAAGTTTGTATTAGTATTGTCTCCCCAGGTATTTGCATTTGCACCTGTTTCCATCAACTCTAATTTTAATCTATCTGAATACGTACTTGCCATATTAATCCTTACTACACACTATAACGTTTGAATGTTTTACGTCCATTGCTGGTACTGAAAATGCAACTGATGGTGCAGCGACAGTTCCAGAAACTGATCCAGCTCCTGTAATTGGGTGAGTATGAGATCCACCACCTCCTGTGCTGTTAGAACTATTTGTACTTCCACCCAAAACACTTTTAGGACCAGATCGTCTATTTACCATTGGGTTTCCACTTAGGTATGGGTGAGTATGACTTGGTATTTCTGGAGTGGACAAGGTATGATCTGAACAAGTACCTCCACTTACAGTCAAAGGAGATATGTCACATGTAGCAGAACCAGAAGTTGTTTTTGAGCTTGTGAAAACATCATCAAAATCATTTGCTCCACCTGTACCTGCAGTTCCTGATGTAATAATTCTTAGTGTGGACTTATTTAAAGCAGCAGTTGTATTTTGAGTCCAACCTGTTGGTGCTGCTGCTTGTAAGAAAACCATTTGTGTATTTTGAGGTAAGGTGCTTACGCCTGATAAATCTCCACCTGCACCAGTAAAAGAAGAAGCAACTATTTGACCATTAGCTCTAACTGTTACATTACCTGCAACATTACCTACTCCTTTAAAACTTACGGTGCCAAGTGAGTTAGCAAAAAGGTCAATCATTTTATTATCGTTTCTATTATAAACAATAGTGTGTGCACCTTGTGTAATTGTAACTGAATTAGATGCGTGTCCTGTTGGAGCAACTTTTAAAGTTTGAGAGCCAGATGTATTATTAAAAAATATATAATTGTTTTCGACAGCAGGAACAAAAACAGTAATGTCACCAGTAAGTGCTCCAGTAAATTCTATGACTTTGTTTGCTGCCTCTGCGCTTGGGTCAGCATTACCTGTGGTTAGTGTAATATTAGCTGAACCAGCTACGTCTTTAGAAATATATCCGTCACCAAAGGTATCAATAACATTTAAATTATTATTAGTTCTTGTGCCCCATGTATTGGCGTTAGCACCGCTAGCCATTAATTCGAGTTTAAGTCTATCTGTATATGTGCTCATTTTTTATAAATATATATCAGCTATTATGCTGCGTCAACCTCCGTCCATGTGTTACTTGCCCCTGTTACTACGTTAGCCCATGGAGTGCTAAACATCTGCCCAGTGCTGAATGTTGAACTGACACCAGTCAAATCAACCACCGCTGCTCCTGATGGTGTTACTGTACCAGGAGTAAATGAAAGGGCGACTGTTGAAACAGATACTATAACTCCGGTGCCAACTTCTATTGTTGGAGTTCCTAAAGCACTGTTCATTGCAACACTGCTTAGAGTTACATTACAATCAGCCTCTACTGCCAATGTTCCTGCAGCAGAAGTCATCGTCACAGCAGACGGATCTACTTGTGTGAAGATGTCTATTACAGGTGTACCTATAGTGAAATCTAACTGATCCGAAGGAGCAACAACTCCTACACTACCTTCACCAGATACGGTAGCGCCTGATAAAGCAGCTCCAACTGTTAAACTACCTAAAGTTTCTACAGCTGTACCTGTTTGTGTTGTTGTGCCAAGTGCACCTGTCATACTTACACCAGTGACAGATACTATAACTCCGGTTCCTACCTCTTGTGTGGTAGTGCCAAGCGCTGTTGACATTGTAACAGCACTGACGTTTGTTATGAACTCAATGTTTGCGTTCCATTCGAATGAACCCCATTCAGCTCTACCCCAACCTACATCAACTGTACCAGAGCCTGTTTCATCACCAACAGCAAAAGATGTAAGTAAGCTTGGAAGAACAACTCCTGCACCCTCTTCTATAGAGAGTGCTCCAGATAATTGAGTTTCAAACGTTAGCCCTGTTGGGAAAATTCTGTGTTCTGGTTCACCGACCGCTGTTCCTAAAGCAGTAGTTGCCGATACACCTGTTGGACTGACTAATGCGTCAGCTATGTGTGATGTCGATCCTAATGAAAATGTGCTTGATGCTGAAGTAAGTTGTACAGAGTAAGCAACACCCCAGCCTAAACTATTCCATGCGTCTCTACTCCAACCAGAACCTACGGTTCCTTCGGTGCTTACAGAAGAGAGAGCAGTAGCAGATGCTACTCCAGTTATAGTTGTGACAGTGGCGTTGGCTTGTTGATTCCAATTACCATGTCCGTATACACCATCACCCCAACCGTTGGACATAAGACCACCTCTCTATATTAAGATAATCTTAATATAGCGCTTGATGCATCATTAGTTGGAAATGCGATTGTAAATGTTCCGTTTGTTGAAGTTTTTACACTACCAAAATCCAAAATTGCAATAGCTGCATTTGTGTTACCTGCACTGTTGTTATATATCATTGCTGCTTGAGCAGATATAGTAGCTGAGGTAAAACTTAAGTTTGCAAAATCTACAAAAGCTGTAGAAGCTGTTGCGCTTGTTTTGGTTAATCCAATTGTTGGACTTGTTAGTTGTGCCCCACCACTTGTATAAGTGCCTGAGTTTCCAACTTCGTTAGTTGCTGAAAATGCTGTTGTGTTTCCATTCAATGTTGCAGAATCTGTGTAGAGGGCCAACTTGATTGTATCATTATCAATATCGTGATCACCCGCTAAGAGCTGCTGTTTAAATGAAGCACAAACTGCTTGATTTATTGCCATGTTTTATGCCCTCCTTAGGCTTTTGGGTCTGCCGATGGTAAGGGTACTCTTAAAACTCCATCAACATACTCATCTCTTCGTTTACGTCCCATTTGCTCATTTGCAAAAGCCTGTAAGGCAGTCTGGAACTTCTGCGTGTATAATTGCATATCTTGAGTATTTTTCAAGTATGAATAAGCTTCTGACAAAACACCATACAATAAAACTTCGGGTGCATTGTTTGAAACAAAAGTTGTTGTAGCTGTGCTACCTGTACCATTGCCTATTCTTTCAGGTTTCTCGTCGTACCACATTTCAACTGTGTAAGCAATGTTAGGTGTAGGCGCAACAATTAATGTATTAGAATCCCAATTTGCCCAATACTTTGGTTCACCTGTAAAATTTGAATCTGTTGTAGATCTTTCAACTCCATATTCGTCTATTAGAGTTGTGTCAACCTGTTCTAACCAAACAATAGTTCCGTCTGTTTTGTGTAGTTGTAAACCTCTAGCAAATCTAAATCCACCCTCTGGTCCAGATACATCTAGAAAAGAATTGTTTGCTTCAAAAGTAGTTGTTGCATATCTTCTTTGTGCGTCTGTATCAACGAGTCTGTCAATTTGATTTTCTATATTTGTAATAAAAACATTTACCACTGCATTAGATAAAACATCTGATGTGACCTCAGTATAGTTTCTAACATTGTCTAATAGCTCAGAATAATTCATGTAATCACCACGCTCACTGTACCAACCGCAGATACAACTGTCAATTTTTGATGAGGTATTTGTGGTAACATACTATTAGTATCTGTAGGTGCAGTGCCATCATCAGGTGAGGTAGCTTGTCTTGTAGTCATAAAAGCACTATCGCCAGGATCTCCGATAAACACAGTCACAGGCATAGGTTGACCAAAATTATTAAATGTTGCATCATCGGGACCTGTTGGAGAATTAGCTTTTAATATTGCATTTTGATTAGGTCTTGGATCTTTTAAAGCTATTGCATCGGCAGGATGATATCCAGGATCGAGTTGTGGGTGTTTAGGTTCAAAACATTCTGGACATGTAAACAATCCATTCCATTCTTGTCTTAATTGTAAATACTTATATTGCTGTCCACATCTATCGCAGATTGCAAGTGAACGATTACCATTTGCAAAGGTCATCTGTTACCCCACGTAAAAACTTCTAGGCACTATATTTACAGAAGTCGATTGACTATCTTCTGTCAATGCTCTTTGTAATTCTGCCTCGTATCTTCTTTCTAATTCTTGTGACTTTTCAGGTGCAACTTCTTGCCCTAAATAATATGCAAGTCCTGCTACTGTACATGGTAAAAATCTAAAAGGTGCGTCTGGTTGATTTGTATAAGCTCCAACATCTTCTATTCTACCTACATAAAAATAATTAATCTGTGTATCTGTAGTGTTAGGTGTTTGATATAAATTAATTACTACATTTGATAAATTTCTTTGTACAAAGTATTGACTAGGTTGGCCTTGTTCGAATTTGTTAGGAATATTTTCATACTCTGATCTTGATATCTTTGTCATACTTGTATCAGTTGTTGTGCTACCACTTACAGTTCTAAAAACTAATTCTAAAACATCTGAGGCATCAGAGGGTGCAGTATATGTAGTTGTGCCTGCTGCTAAATTTTGTGTGTGATTTTTTACTTTCCATAAATGAATACCCCGATTACCCCACTCAGAAAACAACAAGTTTAAATTATCTCTTGCTGCTC